AATTGATTGATTCCTCGTGTCTCGGTCTATTTAACTGCTTTTCGAATGCAAGCGGCGCTTTTGTATCCCAATCAGCCCCGCGGCCTCTCGCGACCGACGGGGCGATCTCTTCAATTGGGGCGGTCACGCTTGCTTGAAGCCTGCGGCACGCTCCGTAGCCTCTCGGCGGCGCTTGTCCGTCTCGTCATTGAGCTTGCGCCTCGCCGCGAAGAAGGTCCGCGCAACTTCGATGTCCTCCCTCAGCTCGTCAGCGGTCGGCGTCGATGTGTTCGCGTCAGAAGACGTGTCATGCGCCGCAAAATGCGAGCATCGCGCCATGGCTTCGTGGATGGCCTCGTAGTGCGCATCTTCGACGACGACAGCACGGAGACGTTGAGTCGACACGCCGGGGCGGAAGCGGACCACGGTCTCGTTGAGCACGCTCTCTTCGACGCCACGCTCCCAAGTCTCCCGCAATCGGCCATACGCAGTTCGAACTATTGTTTCGCTTCGGTCGATGTCCCCTGCGCTTGCGGCCCGGTCGGCCTCGGCCGCCATCGCTCTGATTTTTTCGAGCCGCTCACTAACCTTTTGTCCCGCGAATGGCAGCTCCGGAAAGATCAAGCCTGCCCACTCCTTGTTTCGGCGCACGCTCATTGCGGTGGCCTCGACCGACTGCCGCGCCGCTTCATCGGCCAGATGATTCGCGAAGGCCAAGTCGTGCGTGAAGACGATGACCTGACGGACTCGAGCCTCGGCCGTGAGACGCCTGGCCACCTGCTCACGTCGTTCGTGGTCCAACGACGACATTGGATCGTCAAAGATCACCGCCCCGTGCCCTGGGACCAGCGACACCTCAGCCATAAATGTGGCGAGAGCCAACGCCCGCTGCTCCCCCTCGCTTAAAACGTCGCCTACCCTCTCGGAGCCCGCCGTGTCGAGCTTCACCTGCTGCTTCGCCTTGCCGCGCTCCATCCGAGTCGTGTTCCGAATCGGCACGTGTGCGACTCTCAACTCGACGCACTCTCGCGCGAAGGCTGCTTCCGCCTCCGCAGACAGGGCTTCGGCGTGCAGCACCTGCATCTTTCGCGAGACCGGGCCGGAGTCCGCCGCCCGATGCGCGGACGCAAGTGCTTTTTTCAGCGTCAAGTCGTCCGCCACCTGCAAGACTTGATCGATCCGCTCGCTGAGCGCGCGCCGCGACCGAAGATCCGCGAGACGCTGCTCGCTTTTCTTCCTCGCTTCAGCTCCGGCTAGCTTCTCGAGCCCCTCGGCGTTCTGGCCGAGTTGCTGCGCGAGAGCGCGCAAGTCCGCTGACGCCGCATCGATTGGCGTCGGCTCCCTTTTGAAATCGCGCGCTTCTTCGGCAGCGAGCAAGCAGCCCTTTCGCTCAGTCAGCGCGTTACTTGTGCCGAGCAGGCGATACCTCAGGCCGGGCTTGCTCGTTTCCATCTCGTCGAGAAGCGCCTTGTCCGCCACCAACAATGACGGATCGACGCGGCCAATGGCCGAGAACGCCGTGATGGCGCTTTCCCTCGCCGCGTGCGCCCGCTTCTGCGCCTCCTGCTCGACGAACAGCTCAAATTGCCGGAGCCTCTCGGCCGCCGCGTCGTCAAGGTCTTGCTGGCACAACAGGCACTTGGCACCGTCCACATGGGGGAATGGGTGTCCCGGATATGCCACTTGCGTCGAGAAATCGCGCGCGGCGGCGAGCAGGTGTCGCCACGGCTCCGAGCCGGTCCCTGGGAGCTTCTCGCCTTGGGACGCGAAAGCCTCCGCGGCGAGCTTCGCCGCCGCGTCCGCCTCGACCGAGGCCAAGCCGAACTTGAGGGCGGCGTTCGCCTTCTCGTCCGAGAGCGCGGCTTCGCATTGCCCCCATTGAACAGCGAGAGCGTCGACACGCGTTTTCAACCGCCGAATCTCGGCGGCGCGTGCGGCGGGATTGGTTTCGGCAAGGTGAGCCGCGAGCTGATCGATCTCGCCTGACTCAGCGTCGGACAGAGTCGCCAGCGTTCTGAGGTCTTGGCGGTAAGCCTGCACCGCGAACTTCTTGTCAAACTGAGCGAGCAATCGCCCCGCCGAATGCTCTCCAAGAAGGTCTATAAAGGACGCCGACGAAGCCTTGATCGCGTTGGCCTCCGTTTCCAGTTGCGCGCGAAGGCGCACGCACAGGGCGGCGAGCCCGGCGAGAACGTCCAGCCCGCGGGGCGTGTAGGCGACGTCGCCCTCGGCGTCGGTGAAAGCCTTCGCACACTGAGAGTCGAAAACCGCGACTGCGGCCAGCTCGGGCGGGGCAGGCTCATTTTGACGCCACGAAAGAACTTCGGTTTGTTCGGAGCCGGCCCGCCGAACCTCGATCTCCGCGCTGGGGACCACTCTTGCCCCGCCGACAAAGACGTTGCCCAATATCGGGCCTCCGGTGGCTCGCGCTCTGCATGCCTTGCGCAGGACGCGCGAGTAGCCGGACTTTCCTGCGCCGTTTCCACCGTAGACGACCGTCAGCCCGTTCGGGGCGAAGTCGATTCGTTGATCCGATGCGATGGCGTTCACGCCTTTCAAGTTGAGCAGAGACAGCAGCGTGACGGAGTTTGCCGGGGCGCCGTCTGTCGGGATCATGTCGCGAGTGAGCGGCTGCGGCGCGCGGCCGGCCGGATCAGCGATCCCCTCCTGCGATTTGAGCAACGCAAGAACGTCGGCGAAGTCGCGATCGTCAACGCGCCCATTCTGGAAAAGCCGCCGCGCGGCATCGCACATCCACGGCTGCTGCGTAAGCACCCAGTCCGCAATCTTTCCGATCAGCATGTTGGCCCCTCGTCCTTTTTATCAGACGAGTATAGTCCCGCTACGGGTATAGTCCCGCTGATTCTCTCGTTGGCTCCTGCGGTCTAGCGGATTTACCCCGGACACTTAATAGCCCGCAACCAACCTCAGCGCAAAGCGCTGAAGGGCCCCTTCAGATGCACGCGCGTAAGCCGGCCGATCAGCGCCTACCTTGTATTCTCGTGCTGAAAAAGTTCGGACTCTTCGCGTGGGGCAGGGGCGGACGTCAGTCGACACCGCAGGAGAGCAATTGCCGAGTCTGCATGCGGCGTAGTATCAAATCTCCGCCGCGACCGATAATGTGCCGTGCATTATCGGCGATCAAACGACCGTTTTGTTGGGGGTATCGGCCACACGGCCGTCATCGCAGACAGGCAACTGAACGGCGCTTGTTGGCCGCAACGAGACAGCGCAGATAATATGGGGCTCGGTAATCCGCCTCACAATTCACAAGCGAATGCCTTGTCGAGCAAGTCTCCCGCCCCGGGCTGTTGCAAAAAAGCCCGCGATCAACAGGCTTGGTGTATCTAACCAAGCTACTTTGGGGCCGCAACGATTTCGTCGGCCGGGTAAAGCTGCAACATAGCGCGCGCGGCGTCAATATTTCTGGCTGAGAGCCATTCTTCCCAATCGTCCGGCCGAAGTATGACGATCGACCGCTTTTCGTCGCCTGGCTTGTGCATGCGCGACATGATGACATGCCCTTCCGCATTCACCGTGATCATCGACATCGCGTGCAGCTCGTTCCCGTCCGCGCCCTTCAACGTGCGCCAGATCCCCGCGACGCAGTATGGCCGCCAGCCAGTCAGGCCGATTCGATGCCAAACGTTTCGACCGGTCTCGTAGCACGGTTCGTAGATCCATTGCGACGGAATCAAACAGCGGCGACCTGCACGCCACGCCGGCCCATATAGCGGCGATCGTCCAAGGTTATCGTCGCGCACGTTCATCGTGCTACGCATGATCGGTGGCGCTTTTCCCTCGGCCTTCGCTTTCTCGATGTTCGCTTTCTGCAACGCACGCGGCCAGTAGCCAAATCCAGCGAGCAGCGCGTCCACGCGCCCGCCGACCATCGCTACGATCGGCGCGAGATAGTCCGGATAGATCTCGGGATCCCACGGCGTCCGCCTCCAAAGGTCACGCAGCACGGGTAGCTTCAGTTCGGAGAAGCCTTCAGGCTCACTCGGCGCACGGTAGTTCGTACACATTTCCGCCCCCGTTTTCGATGCTTGACCAATGCATGTTACTCCGCGATATACTGGATACCCATACAGTATTTATCGTATGATGAAACCTCGCTGGGCGTACATCTGGGAATACGGATTCTCGGGAAGCCGGGAACTGTTACGCACCCCGATCGAGTTGACGCACGAAGAATTCGAAGAGTGGATTGACGAAAATCCCCGTGCCTGGCGCCTTATGCACACTGCGCCGCTAGAACACACGAAGATCGACCGCAACCGCGTGCCGCTTCGGGATGCGCATTTCAGGTACAAAGCCGCGATGCCTGAATTCGACGCGCCGAATACCGAGGAACTGCGCGCTATGTGGCGCACGCACACCGATCCGGATGTCCGTTGTCTGATTCTTGAGATCGTGATGCTCCGAAAGTCGCTCAGCGAAATCAAGACTTGGTTCGACAGGGTCGACCAAGAGGTGGTCGACAAGGGGCCGTTCGGAGGCCCGCAAGGGCACTTTCAGCGACTGCGCCATCTCCTTCGAAAGGAGATGCAGCGCGCGGGGATGATGCGATGACGATGACCTACGACGATGAACTTCGCGAGTTCGGCTGGACTGCCGTCAGCTCATACGGCTACACGCACCCGACCGGATGGTCGATCGGCGTCTATCGAGTTCGAGATCGTTGGGTTACGCTCCTTTGGGATGCGCATTCGATTTACGACGAATACAGCGATCCGCTTGCAGCCGCTAGACACCACGCCGCGTTGACGTCGGAAGATGCGAGGGGCACGCCGACGCAAGATGTCGCACAACTGACAGAACTGACAGGTGTCGTGGCTGCACAACCGTAACAACCGCGTCTGCCGCACTCGATGGTAAATTTGCACGCAAATTGACACGAGAGGGCCAAGTGGCAAAGCGCGCGATCATCCGCGTCGGCGACACGACGACGCACGGCGGCAAGGTAATCGAAGGCTCGCCGACCTTCACGCTCGACGGGCGCGGCGTCGCCGGCGTCGGCCACAAGGTGATTTGCCCGCGCTGCAAGGGCATCTTCCCGATCCTCCCCGATCTGCTCGGCCGCCGCTATCCGCACACGATCGCCGATCGCGACACCGCCGTCGAAGGCATGCGCACGGCGTGCGGCGCGGAGCTGATCGCGTCGCAAGGAACCGGGACGATCGACGACGTCGGCGCGGGCGAACGCGGGAACGGCGGCTCGCCCGGCGGATCGGCGGCCGCAGCGGCGGCCGCGGTCGCCCCTTCCCCCGCCCTTTGCCTCGAATGCCTGAAGGCGGCGGCCAAGAACGCCGCGACGATGGTCGCGCGCGGATGACCATGACGCCGCCGGCCATCGAAGCGCATTTCGACGCGCGCCGTTCGCCAATCACGCTGCCCGTGCGACTCTTCGCGGTGGTCGACGCGCTGCTCTTCGCCGAAGCCTCGGACGCCCCGCCGCTGCGCCGCGCGAACTACTCGATCGCGCTTTTCGACGGCACGCCCGACGCGTCGCTCGCCGATCACGGCCCTTGGCTGATCGATTACGCGCTCGCGCCGGGACCGATCCGGCGCGTGCTCGCCGAGCTGGCGGCCGGGCCGGTCGGCATGTCGTGGCTCGTCAGCGCGTATCCGTTCGAGCGGCTGGCCGCCGAATTGCGCGAGCGCCTCGACGTGCGGCTCCCGGACGGCCGCACGGCGCTGTTCCGCTTCTACGACGCGCGCATCCTGCCCGACATCGCGCGCGTGATGAGCGACGCGCAGCGCACGCAATTCTTCGTCGCGACGTACGACTGGCTCGTCGAGATCGACGGGCGGCTGACCGGAGTGCATCCGCATGCTTGAACTGACCACGGAACAGGTCGCCGGACTGGCGGAGATCGACGAGCGCGGCTTCGTCGAACGCGTTCGGCAGGATCTCGTGAAGGAGAATCCGGCGTTTGCCGATGACGGCGGCCTGTCGTCCCGGCTCTGGGCCGCATATCGCGCCGCGCGCGCATTCGGCATCGAGCAGGACGAGAACATCGTCGCGTTCCTGAGGCTCGAGGCGTACGCGCCGAGCTTCTACGAAAAGCCCGCGACGAAGGCTTGGCTCACGCGCCCCGGCCGTTCGGCCGACGCGCGTTTTCATGATTATCTACGCGTCATCAAATGGCGCATCGAACATCCGGACGGAGGGCTGGAGCATGGCGACATTGGCGTTGACGCTCTTGGAAGCGGCGATAACGGAGCTTGGTCCCGTCTTGGCGCGCGCTGGCGTCGCCTTGTTGGGCGGAGCGACGGTGGCGGGAACGGCGAGTCTGTCGGGTGACACGCCGAAGGAAGACAGTAAGGCGACGCCGGATGTCAGGGCATTACCGCGTACGGGGGAAAGCTGCAAGAAATGCCCACCTGACGCGGGCGCGCGGATCCGCAGAAACCACGGTGTAAACTGGAACTCGTACCGCTACCAAGCGCGCATTACCGGCTTTCCGTTCGATACAGAGGCCTGCCGATGGAGCGAGGAGTGGGACTGGCTCGGCGTGGACTTCGATGGTTTCCAGCCGGGGGAGTGCATGCTTCAGGAAACCAAGGGCAATTACGATCAGTTTCTTGACGGATCAATTCCGGGCGCGGAGGACTTCTTCAGAGGCTTCGACAAAATGGAAACGCAGATCACGACCCAAGCCTCCAAGGTGCGAGCGAACCCGCCTGCGCGCCTTACGTGGTATTTTCAGACACCGCTTACCAGGCGAAAGATGGCGCCCTTGCTTGCCAGCCTCGGCGTCCGATCCGTCTACCAACCGTAATCGAACATGGAAATCACAGCGATGTTCCGGGACGTATCTCTATCGTCCCGCGATTTTTCCGAGATGCTGAGTCGTGAGTCGAAAATTGTCGCCGCGCTCACGACGAAAAGCTCGCTAATGGCACACGCAAACTGGCGGCTCAAAGGGGACTCGCTTGAAGAGGCGACGCTCTACCCGGCATTCAACGCCGATGGTTCGCCGTCGACGCCAGCACTAGCCGTCTTGAACGAAGAGCAGCGCGGGAAGAAGCATGGCGTATCGCATGCAGCGATTTGGAACGGCAATACACGTCCAAATGAAGGCGCATCGATGTCGTGTCACGTATCGGACGAAAAAATACTGCCCGACAGATTCTCAGTACGCATGGGCGCGCCCGACTGCTACGCAGAATCGCAGGACCTTGCCGACGTCATCACCACAATCGTGGCCGCATTCAATCCACTTGTAGTAGAAGCATCGCCCGAAGGCTACTTCGACAAACAGGTATTTGACGACAAGCCCGGCGTCGGCTGGATGCTCTACTTGCCGAAGATCATTACGCAACAGCAGGTTCCCGAGGCCCGAGCACTGATTCCCGTACCCGCCAAAGGCAAACAGACCGGCACGATCATCGCCAGCGTCACGGACGCCCCGTTCTCGGTCGACAATCCCGAGCACGTCGCGATCGCGAACCGCATCGAGATCCGGCTCGTCGATCAAGACCTGCTCCCCGCCTACGTCGATATCTGAGCCAGCCGGCGCGATTACCGCGCCGGCCGCACTCGTCAAAACAGCCCGGCCGGCTCGGCTGAATCGTCCCAACTGAAAATAATCAGCTCGCGACGCTCGACGCGCTTCCCGCCGCCTATCGTGTACTGAATCGGCACGCTCTCGATATGGAAGCCGGCGAACACCCGCCGGATCTCCGGATGGTCGTTGAGGCTGACGATCGCGCGCCCCTTGATCGATCGCAGCCGCTCGGCCATCTTCTCGTATTCCACGAACGGAAACGCAACGCCGTACCCTTCCGTCTCGAAGTACGGCGGATCGAGATAGAACAGCGTGTGCGGCCGGTCGTAACGATCGATGCAGGTCGCCCAATCGAGCCGCTCGATGTATGCATTCGCAAGGCGAATGTGCGCCGCCGATAGCTCCTCCTCGATGCGCAGCAGATTCAACCCAGGCGGATGCTCCGTTCGTGTCCCGAACGTCTGCCCTTCGAGCTTCCCGCCAAAGCAACTTTTCTGAAGGTAGTAGAACCGTGCCGCACGCTGGATATCGGTGAGGGTTTCCGGGACCGTGTGCTTGAGCCATTCGAACACCTGCCGGCTCGTCAGCGCCCATTTGAACTGACGCACGAACTCTTCGAGATGGTGCTGAACGACGCGATACAGGTTCACCAGCTCGCCGTTGATGTCGTTGATCACCTCGACCTTGGCCGGCGGTCGCATGAAGTAAAGCGCAGCCCCGCCCGCAAACACTTCGACGTAGCAATCGTGCTTCGGAAAGCGCGGAATGATGTGATCTGCAAGGCGGCGCTTGCCGCCGATCCACGGAATAATCGGATTTGCCATTGTGAAAGCCGTTTTTAAACTTGGTGTAGAATCCGGCCCGCCTACCGGTAGGTAGCAGGGCCTTGGCCGATTCACTGGCACAGACAGTGGAAAGGCGACCGGCATGCGTGTTCCCGCACGCGCGCCGGTCGCCCTGTTTCTCGTTACTTCTTGTCTTCGCAGCTCGGCGTTTCGGGCCGAACCGCACACACATAGCCCTGTAGGGCCGTCAGTTTGTCGATCTCGCGCTGATCGTCGCCGGCGACGCCGAAAACGCGCTCCGCAACCGCTGCGTCGACGTCTGCATAGGCGGTGGCACCATCGCCCATGCCGGCGGCGCTGGAAGCGCCGGACATGCCGTCGCGATCGGCTGCCGTGCAGTTTCGGACAGCGACGCGCAGCCGCTCAGTGCCAGCGGCAAGAGCAGCCCGTAGGCTGCGATTCTCGGCTTCATGCTCGTTCTTCTCCTTCGTGGTTCGTTGGTCGACGGCGGCCACCGCCGACGCCGCCGCATCGTGCGTGGCGATCGCGCGCTGCTCGGCGTCGAGCGCCGCGTGCGAGATCGCGCCCAATGCTTCGGCGTGCCGTTGCGCATCGAGCGCTCGCGCGGCCTGCTCGTCGGCAAGCTGGCGTGCGCCGATCAGGTGCTCGACGCCAGCGCCGGCCGCCATCCCAAGCAGCGCGGCCAACAGATACGAGGTTGCTTTCGGCATCACAGTCCCCGCTCGCAGATCGCGCGCTCGTCCGCGCGCCGCTTCACCAAGCCGGGCATCTCCCGGCCCCGCGCCCTCACCCATTGCGGGCGACCGTCGTCGGACTCGTTGATCGCGCGGCACGCGCCGCGCAGGTCGCCCGCGTTGAAGCGCTTCGCCGTCGTGCTGGTGCAGTAGGCACGCGCGCCGACGTTGTATGCAAAGCTCACGGCCGCCGCGAGCTGATACGGACGATCTTTCAGCCCCGGCGTGCAACGCAGCACGGGTTCGGCGTGCGCAATCAATTGCGTTTCGAGTGACGAGCGACACTCGGCCTCGCTGTACGCCCTGCCGACGACGACGTCGCGCGTGTCGCCCATGCACTTCGTCGGGATACCGACCGGATCGAGGTAGCCCACCAGCTTGACGCCCTCGAACTTCGGCACGATCACCGTCAGCACGCCGGCCGCGATCGCCCCGACGACGCCGGCAAGCGTTTTCTTCGGCACCTTAACCATGCCGGCCACCTCGGCGACCCTTGTTTTTGATCAGATAGAAGCACTGAAGGCAGATGTAGCCGCCCGTCAGAATCGACACGAGCAGCGACGCCCACCAGTTCGCATCGTGTCCCGATGCCCACAGCCACAGCGACGACGCAACCGGCGGGGCGCTCTTCGCAGCGCTCGCCGCAATTTCGCTTTTCACAGTGATTGACTCCATAAAAAGAAAGAGCCGCTCCGGTTGCCCGTGAGCGGCTCTGCTGTATGCCCGGCGTCCGCGTTACGGCTGCGGCGCGGGAATGACGAGATTGATCTTCTTCGCCTGCTTCTTGCCGTGTCCGGCCTTCGCCTTGCCCTTGTTGCCGGCGTTCAGCACGACCTCTGTCTCCCAACTGCGGCCGGCGTATTCGTGCGTCACCGACTCGACGAGGAAATCGCCGTCCGCATCACGCTTGAAGCCCTTCAGCGTCACGGTTTTCTCTGCTGACACATCGGCGCGGCCGAGCATCCGCAAGCGGCTCGTGGCCGTGTGCCGGTTCAGCTTCGCCAGACGCGCGGACGCCGCGGCCTTCGCCGCCTGCGGACTGGCAAATGCGTGCCGCTCGGTATGGATCGCTGCAGCGCCCGGCGGCGCATCCGGATTCGGGATCACGAGATCGATCTTCTTGCCCGACTTCGCGTCATGCACCTTCGCGCGCACGGCTGCGAAGCTCGCGCGATCCGGAAACGCAATTTCGTAGTCGATCAGTTGCTCCGGCGCGAGCACGAGCGCCGGCAGCACCTTGCCGCTCACGCTCTTGCCGCCGCCGATCGGCGTGACGATCAGCTTGCCGGCCTTCACGGTCGCCGTCGCCCCGTACTGCCGCGCGATCCGCGTGACGAAGTGCAGATCGCTTTCGCCGAACTGATCCGCACGCGGCACGACGACGTCGATCGAGCACGCAGCCGCCCATTTGTTGCGCCGGGCGATGTCGCCGACGACGTCGGCGAGCTTCGCGTTCGACCAACTGCCGTAGCGGTGCGTCTTCGACGTCGCCCGCAGGTTCGCCGGCCGCCCCCGGATCGCCACCGTCGCCGGCGGCCCGCGCAACACGATCTCGTCGATCGCGTACTCGCCGAGCATCGACAGCCCTTGCCCCTCCCAACCGAGCGAGATCTTCAGCGTCGCGCCCTTCGGCGGGAAGCGGATCACGCCGTCGCGGTCGTCGAGCTCGATCTCGCATTCGTCCGCCTCGAGGCCGGGCTTGTCCGTCGTCCGGATCCGCAACACGCGATCCTGAATCGTGCGCGTGATGTCCGCGCCGTTCGCGATGATCTGGAATATCGCCTGCATCGTCCGCCCTCACGACCAGAGCTGAATCGGTTCGTCGCGCGGCGCGTCGAGATCCGGCAACGTGATCAGCACGCCCGAGCGGAACGGCTGCGGTTCGCGCGCGAGGCCCGGATTCGCCTCGTAGACGGCTTCGACGGCCCCGCTCAGCGTGCCGTAGGCGGCATGGCAGAGCGTGTCGAGCACGTCGCCGTCAGATGTTCTTAAAGTCCTCGCCATAACGGCCAAACTCCAGACTGAAGGTTTGCTTGCGCGGCGCTCCGTCCGACATGAGCGCCTCCTGTTCTTCCTCGATCGATTGCAGATACCACCGCCCGAACACGTCGCCCGTGCCGGCCGTGAGCTGCACCGGCTTCATCCGCCCGCCGATCGCGCGCAGTGTCTCCAACTGGCGCGCGCCCGCCCCGAGCGCCGGGAAGACGACGCCGGACAGCACGATCGTTTCGCCGCCTTGGCTCACCGCCTGCAACGCTTCCGGCCGGTTCAGGCGCTCTTGCGACGCGACCTTGTAGCGCGTCGTGCGCCGCAGCTTGTCGAACGCGGCCGTCGACAGCCCGAAGTTGAAGCGCCGCCCTTCATCGGTCGTCAGCGTCAGCAGATGAGGGGTCGCCGACGATGCGTCGCCGCCCAGCGCATCGAACACCGCGCCGAGTCCGGTCGCCTGCAACACGGATTTCACAGCCTTCGCGTTATCGGCGCCGACGACGGCGGCGAACTGCGTCTCAGCGCCCTTCAGCGCCGTCGTCACGGATTGCGCCGCCGCGTGGATCTGCGGATGGTTCGACGCGTTCGCGATCCGCAGCACGCTGCCGACCGCGCCGGCCGTCGCGCGAAACCCGCGCGTCACCTCACCCACCTTCGGGCTCAGATCGGTTGCGACCGATAGCGCGCTGCTCGCACCGTTCAGCAGCTCGGCGGCCGACGTCAGGTTGCCGGTCGCGAGCTTCGTCAACGTGTCGACCGTGTTTCGGCTCGCCGCGCGATTACGCTCGTAGACGCGGCTCACGTGCTGCGCGCGCTCGGCCGCAATGCTGGCCTGCGTCGCCGCCTGCGTGATGCTCTTCACGAAATCCATCGCCTCTCCTACAGGTGCGGCGCGTCGAACAGCGCCGACCGGTTGTTGTTGTTCATTGATTGGGTCATCGCCCGCTGGATCTGCGGATTGATCCGCGCGAGCAGCCGGTCGGCCATCGCCTGATCGCTACCGCCCTCCAGCTTGATGTTGAAGACCGGCGCAAAGCTGTTTTGCTGCTCGACCTTGAACGCGCGCCGCTCGGCGACGCCGGGCTCGACAAGCGCTTTCGCGTTCGCGACCGCGCGCGCGGCTTCGGGCGTGTCGCCGCGATGCTGGAACGCCCATCGCGTGAGCGCCCCGAGCAGCTTCTGACCGGCGAAGGTGCCGATCGCCCCGCCCGCGACGCCGCCGATCGCAGCGCCAATCGGCCCGCCGAACGCGCCGATCGACGCGCCGAGCTTCGCACCGACGACACCGCCCGCGAGACTGCCGCCGATACCCGCGAAGCTCTCGGCCTTCCGCGCGCGCGGATCGTCGCCGGCCGCGACCGCGTACGCATCCTTCGCCGCAAGCCCGATCTTCAGCACCGTCCCGGCGAGCGCGATCTTCCCCGCGTACGGCAGCGCGCGGCCGGCGAGTCCGCCCAGCGCACGGCCGAACCGCCCGAAGCGTCCGCCCCGGCCTGCCTTGCCGCTCGCCGCGCCCGCCGCACCCTCGATCAGATCGCCGACAGAGCCGCCGCCTATGCCACCGCTGGGCAGGTTGACGACGAACACGCGCTGCACGCCACTGGCCGCCCCGAGCGCATCGAGCGCCTGCCCACCGCGCCCCGGCTTCGCCCCCTTGCCGCCCTTCCCGCCGCCGCCCCGCGCCATCCGCGCGCCGCGCGCGACATCGAGCACGCCGCGACCGATCGACCACGCCGCACGCGCGCCGCGATACGCGATCGCCGCGCCCGCGACGCCGATGACGGCCGCCGCCGCGCGCGGCGACGCATCGACGACGTCGCGCACCTTCGCGCCGGCTTTCTTCGCCTGCTCGCCCGCCAGATCCGTCATCGGCCGCAACGCGTCGCCGATGCTGCGCATCGCGTCATCCCACTGATCGACGACCTCTTTCCAGATCTGCTTGGATGTCTCGCGGCGATCGTCAAGGTCTTTCTGGATCTGACCGGAAATGTCCGCGCCGTTACGCTTCATCTTTTGATAGATGTCCGCGTTCTGCAAGTACGCCGTGAGCGCCGCCTTGACCTGCATGTCGGTAAACAGGTCGCCCGTCTTCATCGTCTCTTCGAACGCACGGATCTGCTTCTGACGCTTCTCCGGATCCAGCTCGGCGTTGATCGACTTCGCCGCCTCGGCCAACTGCTTCGCCTTCGCCGGATCGACCCGCTCGATGTACGCGCGCGCGAGCACGAACGACGCTTCGAGCGTCGACCAGCCCTTGCCGATCGCCTCCTTCATCTTCGCTTCGTAGTCGACGCCGGCTTTCTCGTAGTTGCGCTTCGTCTCGCCCGAGCCGATCTTCGAGAACCAGTTCTTCAGGTTATTCGCGGCTTCGTCGGGGTTGCCCGCCGTCTTCATCTGCACCTGAAGCATCGCGCCCAGCTGCGTCACCGAGTCCTGCCCCGTGATGCCGATCTTCTTCATTTCGGCGAGCAGCACCGGGAACCAGCGAGCCATGTCGACCGACTCGAACGAGCCTTCCTTGCCGAGATACGCGATCGCCTCCAGCGCCTTGAGCATCGCGGCCGGGTCCTTGATGTCCGCGTTCTGCTCCAGCGCCTGAATCATTTTGGCCGTCTCGACGCTCGTCGCGCCCTGGCCGATCGAGAACTTCGCCACCGCCGGCGCGAAGCCGAGCGCCCGGTCGAGATCCATCCCGCCCGCGACCATCTGATTGACCGCCTCGGCCAGCTCGTTGCGGCTCATCCCGTTGGCCAACGCATCGCGCCGAATCCGGTCGGACATCGCGCGCTCTTCTCCCGTGCGCGCGATGCCCGCCTTGATCGCGATGTCGCGGATGATCGCCTGATACTGCGCCGACACCATCGTCGGCACCGCGATCGCGGCGGTCAGCTTCATCGAATCGCCGACCGCGCCTCGCATCGCCTCGCGGCCGCCGCTCAGGCGCTCGTGCCCCATCGCGCGCAGTTCGAGCCCGCGCGCGGTGCGGCCGAGCCGCGCATACGCGCGATCAAGCCGGTCGACCTCGATGCCGGCGTCGCGCAACGTCCGCAGATTCGAGTCCAGCTTGCGCCGGATCGTCTCGGCCGCGCTGTCGCCCGCGCGATGCAAGCGGCGAAACTCGTCCTGTAACTTGATCGTCTCACCGATCTGGCGCTGCCACATGCCTTTTTCAGCGGCCGTCTTGCGCAGCCCGACGATCTTCGATTGCGTGTCGGAGATCGCCTTGCCGAACGTCGCGGACACCGCCCCGCCGATCACGATCCCCAACGCGATTTCGCGTGCCATCTCCGCTCCCTGTCACGTCAATCCGTCAACCACCACACCAGTTCCTCAAGCGTCAGGTCATCGATCGCTTGCGGACTGATTGAACACTCACGCAGCAGGCGCTTCGCCATCGCCTTCACGGTCTTTTCGTGCAATCGGGCCAGGGGTTCGAAAGGAGTCGTATGCGCGTTGCATCGCGACGTAATCGGCCATGTCCATCTGCTCCAGCTCGTCGGGCGCGACGTCGGCGAGCATCGCGAACAGCGTGATCTCGCGCAGCTCGTCGTCGTCCTGCGCGCGCTTGGTCGCGCCGCGCACGTCGCGCACCTTCGGGCGGCGCATCGTCAGCGTGTCGCGCAGCACGCCGTCGAGCGTGATCGGGTAGTCGAGCTTGATCGTGATCGTGTCCATCGTGTTGTCCTTGAAATGAAAAAGGGGCGCTAAGCGCCCCTCTGGTTAAAAATTTGACTGATTTACCGTGAAATGAACACCCCCGTCTGATTCATTTCCCTCGTTCAATCGGGCTCGATCTAGACAGCAATTTTCGGCAATTTCATAGACCACTTACTTTTAAAGATAGATCTATAAATTAGGGCGCAACCCCATCCACATGCGCGCAAACGGCGCTGAGACACGCCACCCGCAATGAAACTATCTCTAACCATTTATTAGAAAATCTTTATTTTCCTCAACAAAATTCTCCACAGGGCAAGATATATTCCACAAATATTCAAACAAATCCATAGTGGGCTTCACCTTCTTTAGTCCCTGAAACGCATCCAAGCTCAGCTTCGTAATATCCGTTGGCGAGGCACGAAATACAACCGCCCCGCCTTGCCGATGAACGAATATACCGAAATAAAGATTTCTAACTGCATCGGCATTTGGAAGATTACAGCCATTTGTAATCTCACGATCCACCAAGGCAGCCTCTTTCCCCCTTAAAACTCGAGCTTGAAATTTTCCATCGGAAAACAAAGATACCTGATCTCGAATCATTTTACATACAGTAACCCAGTTCAGCATCGGCGAATTATCCGCCTCAAGTTCACACACATTAAAAAGTCGCCTTATGGAAACGCCTTTTTGGAGTGCATCCTTGGTTGCATCAATAAACATTTTCGCATCACCTCCCTCATAGAGCCGCAAATTTGTAAGAGAATGATACTCATCTCCGCACTTCATACTTCTCATCTGCGCCGCGAATATACGTTGCGCGAGCGACTTTCTATCAGGTGGCTCATAACTCCCACAATGATCCATTTGTTGCGGATTCAACGCCCTCAGAAGGTTCGCCAAATCCTTCGCACCAGAAAGCACATACTCGTCCAACATCCAGTCCACGAGTGCAACATACTCAACCCCCTCCAATCCAGGACAGGATTCCTTGTCATGCGACCGCATTTCCGCCATCACCTCTATCATCCCCTTAATGCCATCTTTTATTTCTCGATATTTGACATCTGGAAGAATTGCATCCAAGTGATCAGATACGGCCAGCAGTGGATTGGCGAAGTGTTTCATCTTCTCCGCAACATCTATAAGAGCATCGATCTTTTGTTGAATTTCGAGTTCCTTTGCAGCATCTCCTACTGATTGATGCAAACCCTCAAATCCGATTCCGGCAGCAGCAGCGACGAAGAATCCAACCCCCAAATCCCGCAAAATGTCCAAAATAACCCGAGCCATAAAAGGGTAATTCTCGACTGTTGTATTTCCGAAATTCAATTGAGCTAGAGTTAGCCCTATGTTGTAAGCAAAAAGCAAGCACACACCAGCCAGAATTTCGTATAGCGCGAAACGCCAAACCTCCTTCCTTATTCGGCGAAGCGTATCAAGGAATTTCCCCACTTGACTTTTTACACGAAGCTCTTGAGTCCTTCCCCTATTGTTGAGCATATCGTCAGACGATCTCATGGCATCCCCCGTTTATATATCACCATCCATCATGACAGTTTTAATGATGCGGCCAACAACGGTTAAGTGTAGGATAAGACAAATGACATCACTAACAAAGGCATGTCAAAACTCATCTTTATATTTCGATAAGGAAGGGTTTAATTCAAATTGCCCAACACTAATGCCCCTACTTAACTAAATACCAAGTTGGCATTGAGGAGGACACGAATACCAATCATTTCGCAGCTCACGCCTGCGTGATCCTCCGGTGACTCGCGCAAAAGAATTTTGACGGCCTGCAAGGTAATTCGAACTTCCCCCAATAGTCCTCAATGAGCATCAAAAAATAGCTTTAGCCCGCACCGCATCACATGCCGAGATCGCGGCGCACCTGCGCGAGTTGGTCGACGCCGTCGATCACGCGCACGAAGCCGAAGACGTCGATCTCATGCATGACCGAGCCGGCGATCTCCAGCTTGTAGTAGTTCAGCGACACGGCGTATTTGATTTCCGCCTTCTCGCCCGGCTTCCACGAGCCGGAATCGACCTCGGTCAGCATGCCGCGCATGTGAACCGCGACGGCCTTGCTGCCGCCCTTGATGTCGCGAAACGATCCACGAAACGCGGCGTTGAACGCGGTGCCGTCCGCGACGCCGAAGAACTTCAGCACGTCGCGCTCCAGCGTCGACATCGCGAACGACGCTTCGAGCGCTTCCATGCCTTGATCCGTCTTGACGGCCGCGTCCATGCCGCCCGCGCGGAAGTCGTCCGTCTTGATCTTCAGCTTCGGCGGCGTCACCTCGGTCGTGCGGCCGACGAAGCCGCGACCGTCGATGTACATCGCGAGATTGAATAGGGTTTCCGGAATCACGCGTCACCTCTTACTGTTGGGTATCGAGCACTTCCGTGAGCCACTGATTCGTGATCTCGAAACGGAAGATCGGGTTTTCGGCGGGCGGTACGTCGGTGAACCGGATGTTCCAGTACACCTTGCCCTGTTCGAGCTGGCTCGCGCTGTTCAGGCGCGGATCCGCATAGACCTCGAAGTTGATGATCGCGCCCTGCGTGCGCAGGTCGCGCATGAACGCTTGCAGCCCTTCGGTGACGTCCTTCACGTAGGTCGCCGTGATGCCGCGATCGACCGCCCACTTGTGGCCGGCCTGCACCGCGTCCATGACGATGTCGAGCGTGCGCACGCGCGTGACGAACGTCCATTTCGGATCGGCCGACAGCGTGCGGTTGCCCCACAGCCGAAAACCACCGTCGCGGATGATCGTCGTGACGAACGCGTTGTTCAACAGGTTCGCACGGCACGTCTCGTCGCCGTCGAGGAACTCGATCGGCCGGCTCGTGCCCGTGATGCCGACGATTTCCTTGTTCGACGGCGACGCCCAGAAGCCGATCGCCGCATCCGTCTGGCAGAACATGCCGGCCGCATACGCGGACGCCGGCGCGTCGGTGTCGACGTTCGCGCCCGTGTCCCAGTAACGCACGCCCGGATCGACCAGATACAGGCGCTTGCTGCCGAAGTTTTTTGCGTAAGTGATCGCGGCCTCGTCGTCCGCGTTCGGCCCGTCGAGGATCGCGATCGCGCGCAGCTTGTTCGCGAGCGCGTCGGCGGCCGTCGCGACGGCCTGCTTCGACGTGTGGCCCGGCGCGATCAGCAGGCGCGGTTGCAAGTTGAACAGCGATTTGCCGTCGAGCAGCGCTTGCAGGCCGGTCCGCTTGCCGGCCGCCGAGACGCCGCCGATCACGTCCGACGCGAGCTGCGCGGCGTCGCCCTTCTTCTCGATGCCGACCGCGACGATCGCCGCTTTGCTCTGCGCGAAGATCGCGCGCGCGGCTCGTGCGACGGCGCTGTGCTCGCCGAACGCCTGCGCCGCGTCGTGCTCGTTCGTGAGCCGCACCGGCACGTCCGGTTGCACGAGATCCGCGCCCGGCGCGTACGTGTCGACAAGGCCGACCACCGACGACGACGGCACCGCGATCGTGCGCGGGCCGACGTCGACGATCGTCGTCGTGACGCCGTGATAAAACGAGGTAGCACCCATTCAGGTCTCCAGAAATGAAAAAAGCCGCTCGGCTGAGCGGCTTCGATGACGAGCGAGTGGCGGTTACCGCGACGTGTCGGACGGCGCGGATTCCTCAGCGGCCTGACTGGCTGCCGCCTGTTCTTCCGCCCGCCGCTTCTCCTCTTCGGCCCGCTGTTTCTCGTCGACGGCGATCCGGATCGCCGCTTCGTCCGGCTCGTCCGGCCACGCGTGCGACGCCGGGAACTCGGCCGACTCGACGACACGCACAAGCGCCATCTGATACGCGGCCCACGCCTCGAAGAGCGCCCGCTCGAACGGATCGAGCTGCCCCGCCGCGAGTGCGTCGGCCTTGCCGCGATTCTTCGTGCGCGCCTTCTCCATGCGCGACGTGAAGTCGTTCATCGCCGCCTCGCGCTGCTTGCGCGCGACGATCTGCTCGTCGACGCGCCACGCGCCATCGCGCCAGACGTGCTCGTCGGACGGACGCGGTGTCTCGGTCAGGCCAACGTCTTCCGGCTTCACGCCTGAGCGCGTGATCTCGGCCGGCGACCCACTGTCGGTGCGGTACAGACGCACGCCGCGATAGTCGGGCAGCAGCACCCATTTGCCGTCTTTCCAGAACGGCCACGTGAGCGGCGGACGCTCGGGCAGCGGCTCGGCCGTGCAGAACGCCGGCACGAGCCAGCGCTTCGAATTGAGCGGATCGATGTCCGCCAGAAAGCTGACGACGTATTGGCCCGTCGCGTTGTCGTATTGATTGCAGAGCATGTTTTCTCCCTTGTCAGTAGGCGCGCAGCATCGCCATCACGGCGATGTTGCGCGGTCTGGATTCACTGCCGCCGTCAGCCGTGACGCTGACCGTGTGTCGATGACGGCCGCCGCCGCCGATGCCGACGTTATGGCCGTGACCGCCGTCTGTCGCGATCGTGTGGCTGTGCCCGCCGGCAACGCTCGTGCGGGACTCGCCCGCACTCTGCTGAACGGAATTCACGCCCGGATAGCCCTGCCCGCTACCGGGCGCGCCCGGCGCAGTGTGGGCGTGATCCCCGCTCCACTGCGTCGCCCCGCCGTGACTGTGGTTGCCCTGCGCGTCGGTCCACGCCGTGTGAACGTGATCCGGTGCCTCATCCGTCGAGGCCGCGTGCGCGTGCGAGCGATTCTGGCTGTCCTGTGACGTCCCGATTCTGCGATCGACATCGAACCCGCGCCCGTCGTCCCAACAGCGCATGAACTCGCCGCGCAGTTCGGGAATCCGGAACGTCGCCGCGCCGTCACCGTCCGAATAGCAGCCCCAATTGCCGGTCGACCAGTCCTTCTCGGCGACGAGTGCGCCGCTTGCCTGCGCGTATGCCCACAGCGCCGGATAATCCGCGCGCTTGAGCACCGCGCCGTTGCACTTCAGATAGCCGGCCCGCGCGCTCGTGCGCATCTCGAAGACGATCTGTCCGACGGACGCCGTTGAAATCGCATCGGCAACCCATTGCGTCGTCGCGAGACGCGTCGAACGATCCCCCGACGGCGGCGTCGGCCCCGTCACGGGTTGATCGAACACAGCAAGCGTCGGCGTGAAGCGCAACACCGAATTCGTATTGCAAGTGACGCCGAATACGCCGTCCGCGAGGTGATAAAGACCAGTATCTGGCGCTCCGTCGTTGCCGAAAGCGAGCGATGGTGCGGTGACGCTGCCCTCGGCCAATATGATGCGCGTGCCCGGCTCGCACATCAGGTTGCCCTTGAGCGTGCCGCCCGTGTTCAAGTCGAGCGGCGTGAGGTTGCCTTCGTGCCACGCGATCCGGCCATCGATGCGGAACGTGTGGTCAGCAAACATGTATTGATACGACGATCCCGTCGACGACCACCAACCGGTGCTGAACTGGTTCGCATAGAGGTACCCGTCGGCCGGACCTAGCTTGATATGCCCTTCGTTTGCCTTCCGGCCGACTTCGAGATCGTGGGCGATGTTCACGGTGCCACCGAAGACCGTGCCCGATCCGTTTCCGTCGATGATGACCTGCCCCGTCGACAGTGACCACGAGAACGGCCGATAGTCGTTGAAGCCGCCGTCCGGGACGCCCTTCGGCGTCGACAGGAGATACACGCTCCATCCGTCGTTGCGGATGAACGCGCCGTAGCCGTCGCAGACTGCGCGGAACTGCCCGCCGTCGCCGTGATCGAGCCCGGCACGCACGCCGTTGTCGAACGACGCCGCGACCGACGTGCGCATCTTCCACTGACCGGTCGCGTCGAGCGACCATTCGGCGGCCGGCACCCCCTTCAAAGTCACTTGGAGCACGCCCGCCTTCGGCGAGAAGAGCCCCGTGTCCGGGTCGCCGTCAAAGCCGAATCCGGCATTGCTGCCGACTCCCGATCCGACCTTGCCGAGCAACGCGCCTGTCATCGCGTCGCCGGCCTTCGATACCTTGTCGCTGTCCTGCTGCTCGATCGCCCCCTTCAGATAGAGCGTTCGATTGGCAAGCTGTTTCGCTTGCACGTTGTCGATCCCGTCCGGACCGCCCATCACCGGGTCCGATGTCTCCAGCTGATAGACGCCCTCTTCCCATTGAGCACGTTCCTTCAGGTTTGCCATGCTGCCACCACTCCCCGTGAATATTGGCCGTTGCGGACGGCCGTACCGTTGTGGCGGATCGCGACCGCCGAGTAATCCAGCTTGACCAATTGACTGCGCGCGGGCGCGTAGCGCTCGATCGCGCGCACCAGCGCCTGCCCTTGATCGCGCGTGATCGGCCGCTTCAGCTTCACGATGTACTCGGCCCACGCGCTCGCGCGCCCGTGAACGTAGTTGCCGTCCCGCAGCGCCGAGCCGTCGCGACGCTTCGCGACCCGCCCTTCCTGTATCTCGATGTCGCCGAAGCCGAGCCGTCGAACGATTTCGCGGACGGCCCACGGCGTGCCCTTCCTGCGATGCAACGCCAACGAGCCCTTGATCAGCGCACGCCGCGCGTCGTCCGACTCGGCCAGCTCCCACCCGTCGACGGCGACGGACCATGCGAGCCACGGCAGGAACGCGGCCGGGCATCGATCGACGTCCATCAGCGTGCGAAGGATCTCCGGATCGACGCTCGGCCGCAGCACGCGCGCGAGCGCGGCTTCGAGCGGCGTCTGATTCGATGGCAATAGACGCTCACTCATCGAGCACCTTCAGATTCAGGACGACGGACGTGCAATCGGCGAACTCTTGCCCGTTACACGTGACGTCACCCAACGGGGCTTTCAGGTCGACGCGCGCGACGCTGCTGCCGCGCGGATGAAGCGCGCCCGCGATCGCCGAGCGCGCCATCCCGAGCTTGAGCCGGCGTGCCGCGTCGATCGCGGCGTCGAGATCGCGCCGACGCTCGGCCAGCACGACGGCTGGGTCCGGGCCGCGCCCCACGTAGACGTCCGCCTCGATCACGAATGCAACCGGCCGGGCCGGCACGACGAGCACCGTGTCGGTCAACGGCCGCACGTCTTCGGCGGACAATGCGGCGCGCACCTTCCCGAGCAACGCGTCGTCCGCGACACCCCCGTTCGACTGCGACATGATCGTCACGCGAACCGTGCCCGGCTCCGGACGATCGACTTGCACGTCGAGCACCTCCGGCGACACGTCGAGCGCGTGCTTACGATAGGCGTCGATCGGCCCCGCGTCGGTCGACGTCTCGATCGCCAACTGCGTGCGCAGTCGGAATCGCTCGTCGCGTTCGTAGACCGGCGCGCGCGGCGGCGTCGCATCCGGATCGCCGGGATCGACGAGCGCCTTCTCGACGCCCATCAGAACCGCGACGTGTTCGAGATCCGCGCCGGTCGCGTACGCGAGCATGGTCGCCCGCGCAGCATCATTGATTCGTGCGCGCGATCGGATCTCGTCGTATGCCGCCAGCTCGATCAGCTTGACGACCGGATCGGATTCGAGCGCCGCGCTCCAGTCCGGATAGATGCGCTTGAAGTACGCGAGCTTCATCTGATACGCCGTTTCGAAATCGAGCGTCTCGACCAGATCGGGCGGATCGAGCAGCGACAGATCGATCATCGTCATACCGTCACCTCGAAGATTTCCGCGTTGCCGTCGACGTGGCCGCGAATCTCGAACGTCACGCGCCCATCGACGACCGCAAGCGCGGCGATACGTTCAAGCTTGATTCGCGGCTCCCATCGCCCGATCGCGCGCGCGGCTTCGGCCTGCGCCGACGAGATCCACCCGCGCGTGATCGGCAGGTCGACCATCGCCGGGATGTCCGAGCCGTACTCCGGCCGCTCGCGACGCGTGCCCCGGCGCGTACTCAAGATGTCGCCGATGCTCTGCTTCAGGTGCGCGAGGCCCCTGAGCGGTGCGCCGGTCCACCGGTCCATGCCGACCAGTTCGCCCGCGACGGTCATACGCGCCCCTCAAGCCGGTTGAAGTCCGGATGCGCGTCGAGATACTCGACATGCGCCGCCGTCTTCGCCACCGCCTCGCCGTTGACCACGTGCAGCACCGAGCCATCGGGAAACACGACGACACGGCTGCGAAAACGCGCATCGAGAAACGCCGCGCTCGTCGGTGCGAGCGCTCGCGGAACGTCTTTTGCCATCTGCTGTCTCCGAAAAAAACGAAGCCCCGCGATCGCGGGGCAAAGTGACTTGGAAGACCGACCGGTTACAGCGGCGGCGACACAGGCGCTCCGTCGCCTTGCTCCCTGTGGCTGTGCCCAAGGAACGACTTGCCGCCGATCTCGACATCGGCCGTATAGCGAGCGCCGCCGTCGACTTCGATTGCCGGCCCGCCGTTCGCGCCTGCTCGGCCCTGCATGCCGCCGTTGAACGTCAGGCGCTGCTCGGTCGTCGTGTTCCCCGTGAATGTCGAATCGCGAACGTCGCCGAGCAGTTTCTCGGTGCGCAACGTCACGCCGTCCGCGCGTAGCTCCAGTTCCGTCTCACCGATGCGGAAGACGATGCGCCCACCCACCGGCACGTCGATCCGGTACTCGTGCGACGCGTGGTCGTAGACCTGCGACGCCCCATCCGGGAAGTCGAACGCCGTTTCGCTCGCGCTGCGTCGCGCTGCCCCGCCGTGCTGTTCCGTGTAGTAGCCGGGCACCGCGTACGCGCTCGACAACTCGCCCGACGACGAGAAGACCGACGCCTGCTCACCTTCGGACGGCGGACGCCAAAAGCGCACCGCGCCGGCCGCGACCGTGAACCACGGCAACCAGTCGCTGACCCAATCACCAACGCGCACGCGGCATCGCGGCGGGTCGTACGACACCGACTCGACCGTGCCCTGCTGCACGAGGCAGGCGAGTCGCCGGTCCATCTCGCCGATTTCATACTCGAGCATCGTTACTCCGGATAGTTGGTTGACGTGTCCTGCGCCGGATCCCAATAGCTGCTTTCGTTATCCGGCCCGGTCGACGGATCGACGCCCCACACGATCGTCCGGCCGTCCGGAATCTCATCCAGCTCACCGCCGATACCGAATTCGTGCGTCCATTCGACGAGCCACACGAGGTACGTATCGAGCTGAGGGCGGAACGGGTCTTCGCCAACCTGAACCACCCTGCCGGGCGCGATCGGCAAGCCCCACGTCTGCATGTGAACCCCGAGCGCGAGGCGCGCGGCGATTTCGCGCACATGCAGCTCGTGCTCCGCGCCGTACGGATCGACGATGATGCGCGCCTGCATACGCGCGATCAGCGAGATGGAGCCCGTCCCGTCGTCGTGTCCGGGTTCCATTTCGGACAGCTCGACGGCGATCATCGGCGTCTGGATCTGCGCACCGATCTCCGGATACGCTTCGATCCGTTCGATCGTCGGCAGTGCTTCGCGCAGGCCCTTCACGACCGCGTCGTGCAGCAATTTGAGGTTATCGAGCACGTCCCATCACCTTTTGTAGTTCGTAGTTCACTTCCTGCCGCAGGATCGTCAGTAACCGTTCCTCGCAAGCCTTCGCCGCACGACGGAACGCCGGGTCGCCTGTCTCATGCCAATCGACCGTCACGACGCGGTACGGCATGCGTGCCTTGCCCACGCGCTCGAAGATCGGCCCGTCCGGCTTGCGCTTCGTCTGCCGCCATGCACCTTGAAACGACGTGCGGCCGGCGCGCATGCCCTTGCCCGTCTTCACGACCGAGCCGAGACGGTGCGCCTCGATCGGATTCAGACCGAGCCACACCTTCCCCGTATCGGCCGACCGCAGGAAGAAGTAGAGCCGGCGGCGGATCGCCTTCTGAGGAATGCGCGTCGCCGCGCTGACCTCCTTCGCCGTCTGGCTCTTGATCCACGCGGCCGTCTTGCGCAGCGTGCGCCGCCACGCGGCCTGCATCGCGGACGGCGAGATGCCCTGCAAGACGGCCGTGACCGCGCCGACATCGAGTTCGACTTTCAGTGGGTTCATGTCATTGCAACATCAGGATCGTCCAGCCCGTGCCGTCCGGTTGCGCCTCGACGACGCGATAGCGCCCGCTGTGCGTGACGACGACGCTGCCGGACCGGATGCCGACGGCGTCTTCGTCGATCACGTGCAGCATCGGCGCGACCAGATTCGTGCGTTTCGACCCGAGATCGGGGCCAAGCCAAGGCGCGTTGAACATGCCGCGCACGGGACGGCCGTCGACGACCACGTCGTCGTCGGCCAGATCTCGCAGCACGGCCGCGTCAACGTCCGCAATCAGATCGTGGAACGCCACGCGTCACGCCTTCAGACGGATGCACGCGCGCGGACGCGTGCAGAGGTGGATCGGGTTCGACTGCGCCTCGATCTCGACGCCCTTGTTGAACGGCATGACTTCCTGCCGCGCGTAGTACGGCAGGCCGATCGTGTTGACCGCGTCCACGTAATCGCCGGGCGCGAAGCGCGAGATGAACAGATCCGCCACGCCTTCCGGCACCGCATACGCTTCGTCGTCGCCGACGAATGGGATGCCGCCGACCTTGCCCCGATAGCGCTCGAACACGATGCCGTCCAGCTCGATCGCGCCACGCGGATCGCCGCGCAGCGCCGCCGCTGCCGCCGTGTTGAGGAACGTTTCCTTGACGGTCGGCAGCGTCAACAGCTTGCGCCAGAAGTTGCGCCCGCAGAACGCGCGCACGCTCGAAAACGGCACGTTGCCGAGCGCGTCCTCGATCGCTTCGAGCGTGTCTTCGTTCTTGATCCGAATCTCGGTCTTCGCGTTCGACAGCTCGTATTCGACGACCTGCTGCTCGATGCCGAAGCGGTCGAGCAGGTTCGCGACGACGTGCTTGCCGTCCGCGTCGAGGATCACGCCGCGAACCGCGCCGAGGCGGTGGTATTCGTGCGTCGCGTCGATCTGGCGTCGCATCTTCGCGAGCCGCTTGTCGACGTAGCGCTGGACCGTCTCCAGTTCCGAGTCGTCGCCGAACGCGCGCAGGTTCTGGATCTCGTCCGCCTTGATGACCGCGCGTTGCGGCAGGTGGACCGTGTTGAACGGGATCAGGTTCGGCTTGCTGCCCAACACGTTCGGCGCGGGCGAGCCGCGCACGCCGGCCGCCACGAGCGCGAGCGTGTCGCCGTCACGCTCGATCTGCACCGTCGTCGTCGTGATGCCTTCCTCGTCGAACAGGCCCGTCTCGCCGAGGCGGCCGGGCAAGTGCGGCTGCTCGTTGATCGACGCCGTCAGGGACGACAGCGAGAACGCGTCGTCGTTGAAGATTGCGATGTCTGCCATATGCACTCCAGAAATGAAAAAGCCGCGCATCAGCGCGGCTTCGGAAACAGGGATTCGCCGGGATCAGCGGATGACGATGTGATGCGCGGCCAGGTCGTCGCGCGCGGGCGCGTCGAGGCCCGCGAGCAGGCGCGCGTCGACTTCGGCGAGCCGCTTGATCGCGACCGCTGGGCGCGGCGTGTCGGACGCCGGCAACGGCGCGTAGAGGATCGCGACCGCGACTTCCGCGCCGGTCGTCGCCGCGTTGTCGTACGGCGCGTATTCACCGGTCCCGATCGTGCCGAGCACGCAACCGGACGGCAGCGCCGGACCGGCCGCGACCGTGATCGTGTCGCGCGAGATCTGGCCGGGGCCTTCCGAGATCAGAAATTCGGCGGGCAACGTGCCCAAGGTCTTGATGTTGGACATTCAGCGCTCCTTTCAGCGTTGAAAAGTTACTTGGCCACGCGGCGGGCCGCGTAGATGTCGGACGTCCGAACGGCACGGCTACGCGCCTGCGGTTGCGTCGGTTGCCGCGCCGGATCGGGCCGGCTGTTAATGCGGGTGCTCGATGCCGTGAGACGCTCGAACAGCCGCGCGCGCACCTGATCGGGCGACAGGCCGTCCGCGACATACTGCGCGGTCAGATCCGTCTGGTTCGCCGCGAGGCAGATCCCCGCGATGTCGGTCGCATTACGGATCGCGCGATCGACCGTCTCGCGATCGCGCAGACCGGTCGCCGCGATCACGCCTTCGGCGCACGCGGCGAGATTCGCGTCGCGCAGTGAATTGAACACGTGTGCGGCGAGTGCCGCGACATCAGGCGTCTGAGGTTTCGGTTCCGGCTCGGGAGCCGGCGTCGGATCGGTCGGCGGGCTCGCAGGCGGAACGATCGGTTCCGCGTCCGGCTCGTCGGCGGCATCGAGCAGCGCGCGAATCTGCTCCGGCACGGCCGAGAAACGCGCGAGAAGCGGCGCAGCGCCCGCGGACGCCGCGAGCTTGACCGGTGCCTCGATCACGTCACAGAAGCCCTTCTCCTTCGCCTGCGCGGCCGTCAGCCACGTCTCCGCGTCCATCATGGCCCGTACGTCATCCTCGGACAGACCGCTGCGCTGCGCGTACGCCGCCAGAATGCCGGCGCTCGCGTTGTCGAGCAATTCGGCGACACGGCGCAAATCCTTCGATTCGCCGGCCGCGACCGTGTGCGGATGGTGGATCATCAACAGCGCGTTCTCAGGCATCTCGATCTCGTCGCACGCCATCAGCACCAGCGATGCGGCGGACGCCGCGATGCCGTCGACGCGCCCCTTCACCTTGCCGGCGTACCGCCGCAACGCGTTGTAGATCGCGAACGCGTCGAACACGTCGCCGCCCATCGAGTTGATCGCGACCGTGATCGACGATGCGTCGGTCGCGACGGCATCGAGCTGCGACACGAAGTTCTGCGCGTCGGTGCCCCAAAATCCGATGTCGCTATAGATCCGGATCTCGGCGACCTTGCCGCCGCCCGCCTGCGCCTGCGCGCGAATGTCCCACCACTTGCGGTTTCGCTTCATTCCCCGTCCTCTTTCAAAACACTGCCGTTGCTGTCGTCCATCGCGAGCTGCGTGTCGTATCGCAGGCCGAGCCGCTGCTCGCGCGCGAGATCCGCCGCGTTTTCCGCGTCGACCTGCTCGGGATCGTCGCCGCGCGCGAGCACTGCGCCCGTGCGGCTCGCGAGGCCCGCGCGGATCTCCATGCGCTTCGCGGTCACGTCCTGCACCGGGTGGATGTACGGCCAGCCCTGCGGCACCCATCGCACGCGCAGATAATCTCGACGTCGGCGGAAGTAGTTCGGCATCGGCATCGCGCCCGACAGCGCGCACGCGTCGACCCACCAGCGCCACACCTTGCGGCAGAACTGGTGAATGAACACGTTCCACTGAATCTGTTCGACGCTGCGGCGAAATTCGTTGAGGATCACGCGCAGCACACGGTCGCTGACGTCACGCAGATCGCCCGTCAGCACCTCGTAAGGCATGCCCACCGAAGCGGCCGACGCCATGAGCTGCTGGCGCATGAACGGCACATAGTCGTTGCCCGCGCCCGGCGGCTCCGAGAACTTCACTTCCTCGCCGGGCGCAAGCTCCTGCATCCCACCCGGTTCGAGCGACACGACCGGCGAAAACCCGTCGTCGTCGTATCGCATCGGCGCTCCGGAAACGGGATCGCCCATCGGGCCAAGCTCCGCATGCGGCTTCGTGATGAAGCCCGCAAACAGATTGCTGACCTCTTGTCGGAACAACACCGCGTCGTCGAAGTTGTCGAGCGAATGCAGCCGCAGCAGCACCGTCGACAGCTCAGGCACGCCGCGCACCTGTCCCGGCCGCAGTGCGAGGAACACGTGCGCGATCTCGTCGGCCGGCACGCGCACCGTCCGCGTGCTGTCGCCGGCCTGCCGTCCATACTCGCCGGGATGCCGCGTCAGCAGGTGATAGGCGATGCGCCGTCCGTCGTCGTCGAACTCGACGCCGTTGACGATCTCACCGTGCGGCAGGCGCTCGTTCTTGCTCACCGGCAGATGATCGGCTTCGAGCAACTGCACCTGCAACGGCACGGCCAATCCGTCATGCCAACTGCGCAATCGCCGCCGCACGAGCACCTCACCGTCGCTGAAGAACGCACGAGCGGCCAGCGTCTGCAATCCCGCCATGTCGAACAGCCCGTCCGCGTCGATCTCCGCTGCGCTGTCTTCCCAAAGCAGCTTTTGCGCGTTTCGCATCGCCTCGTCCGGATGTCGCGGATGCGCCTGTATGCCGGAGCCGATCGTGTTCGACACGAGCCGCGTGATCGCGGCTTTCGCCCACGGGTCGTTTCGGATCGCGTCGCGCGCCCGATGCCGCATCAGCGGCAGGTTTTGCGCCGCCGCCGCGTTCGGCCCCGCGCTCGACGCCTTCCACGACCGTGCGCGAGCGCCGCCCGTGCTCGCGGATTCGTACGCCGCCGCCTTCAGCCGCGTCGGCACGACGAACCCGCGTCGAGCAAGCATCGGATACGCGCGGCTCATCGAACCCCCTTGCCGGCGTGCCGCAGCCGAACGATGCGCGAGCGCCCGCTCGCGCCGTCGAGCGCACGAATGATCTCGGTTTGCGCCTCGCGAAGCTCCAGGATCGAGCGGTACTTCACGCGGCGATCCGCATACTGCACTTCGAGCTCGCCTTTCGCGATCGCGGACTGGATGCGATCCAGATCCTGTCTTGTGTAAGCCATCGGCTTTCTCCTAGCGACGCGTCAGGTAGGCCGAGCGGCCGACGCGACGCCCCTGAATGCGCGAAACCCCGCTCGGTGGCAGGGTTTCGTTGGGTTTTGCGGTTTGCTGCTGCGGTGGTGGCTCCGTGTCCGCGTCGCGATCCTCGGGCGGATCCGGCAGCACCTCGATCGGCAACGCCGACGGCAACGCATCGAGCACCGGCACGGCCTCGAACAGCGACACCTGCGACAAGCGCTGCTGCTCGACCTGCCAGTGCGGCTCCGCCATCAAATGCGTCTTGACGCTGCGCGCCGCGTGCAGCGCGTACACCTCGCAGTCGAGCGCTTCGTTACGTGCGCCGGCCTTCTTTTGCCAGACGCGTTTGGTCCCGATGCGAGCCGGCACCTTCACCTCGGCCGTCAACTGCGACAGGTAGTCCGACCGGACGTCGCGATACCAGTGCATACGTCCGGGGCCGTCGCCGTCCAGCTTGAGCCGGTTGTCGAGAATCAGATCCTTGGCCTTGCTGACGCCGACCATGAACGGCCGCAGCCCGTACTTCGCCGCCTTGCTGTTGTTCCGCGTCGAGTCGACCGACGCGCGCGGCGTGCTGAAGATCTCGGCATTGGCATCCGTGCTCCCCTTGATCGCCAAGACGATCAAACTTTGCCGCTGCGCCGCGCGTACGTACCTGTAAACCGCGTCCGACGTCGAGCCGTCCGACGAGTCGATCGACGTCGCCCGGATCCGCAGCAGGCCGCCCGACTCATGACGGTACGCGTGCGTGATCAGCGTCGTGAGCGCGCCCCATACGCCGCCCGTCAACGGGTCTTCGCGTTGGTCCATCACGTTGCCGAAGATCTCGTCCCACACGACCAGCCAGCTCTCCTCGCCCCGCCCCCACGCGCGCATCACAATCGCGAGGCGGTCATGCTGCACGTCGACGCCGAGCGTGAGCAGCAAGCCGCCCATCGGCACCGTGAACGGTGGATACGGCATCGCGCGTTCGGCGAGCGCGTCGATCTCGGGCAGGTCGGTTTTGTACTTGTACGGCCGCCCCTTCGAGTTGTTCACGAACGAGCGCATCTTCGTGTCGTCGCCCGCGCGAAGGGCTTTTTCCGCCGTCAGCCACTTCTTCACCAGTTCCCCCATGCGCGAGCCGGGGAACGGCGACACCAGTTCGTTGAGCCGGAAGCCGGCGACGCCATGAAACGGCGCGGTCGCGACCCACCGGCCCCGGCGCACCGCGCGAATCCGCATCGAGTCGTCCCACAGCGATCCGCAGTGCGGGCACGTGTACCGCGCCGACTCGGGGCGGGCGCGACCGTACACCTCGTGCGCGATCTCCGCGTCGTCGGTCCACGTGACGTTTTCCCACACCAGCTCATGCTCTTCGCCGCAGTCCGGGCACGGCACCAGATAGACGCGCTGATCCGATGCCTCGTAGGCCTGCTGAATGCGCGAGAAGCCATCGACCGTTGGCGTGCCGCCGAAGATCACTTTGCGGCGGCTGTCCGAGTAGCTTTTGTTGCGCTCCTCCAGCAGCGTGATCGAATCACCCTGCTCGCGCACGTTCTGGTTCGCGTCGTCCGGTTCCTCGACCGCAACGACGGGCGCGGGCGTCGACTTGACGTCGTCCGGCGCATTCGACGTGATGAACTTGAGGAAGCCGCGCGGAAACGTCTTGTGATCCCACAGGTTGTTCTTGTCTCGGCTCGCATGCACGGGCAGCTTCGCCGAGAGACGCGGCGTCACCTCGACCATCGGCTCGAACTTCTCCATGTTGAACTTCTTCGCCGACTTCTCTTTCGCGAACATCACGATCATCGGACACGGATCGACGTCGATCCGCCGGCCGATGTAGTTCAGCAGCACCCCGTCCGTCCACGCGACCTGCGCCGACTTCATGCACACGACCTTCTGCACGCGCGGATCGTCGAGCGCCGCGTGCATCCCGAACACCCACGGCGTGATGTTCGGGTTATAGCGGCCAGGACTCGCCGTCGCCTTCGCGCTCATCCGGCGATGCTTGCGCGCCCAGTCCGTCGTCCCGATCTTCTCCGGCGGACGCAGTAGCTGCACGATTCGCCGAATCACCGCCCGAACCGTCTGGGTCGTATCCAGAAAGCTGTTCAAGACACCCATACATATGCTCATTCAACCATTCGAGGTCAATTTCAACGTCATACAGCGTGCGAAATTCCTGCACCAGCTTGTCGGATAGCGCGAGCAATTCCGTCTGAAAGGCACCAACCATCTGGCCATATGCCTGCTCAAGCTGCGCGGCGTTGACCAACTGCCCTTTCTTTTCGGCCAGCGTCAGCAGTTTGATTTCGCGATCGACGCGTTCGGTCATCGCGCGTTCGGCTACCAGATCGATGCCCGATTCGCTGGCACGCCCTGCCGCCATTTCACGCAGGTGCCGGACGTAGGCAATCCGGATCTGGTCGATCGTTGCCGAGCGATAGTCGAGCCCGACCTTGTCGACGAACCGCGAAACGGCCGACTGATCGAGATCGAGATGCTCGGCGATTTGCTGTTGGGTTGGCATGAATATGACCCCCCTAGGTCATTCACCAGTAGAGAAAAAGCGCGGGTGCGCACCCCCGCATGCACCCGCGCCATAGGGTCCCCTGCCGATTTTCTAGGCAGCGGCGGCCCCGATCGCGAGCACCGCGACCGCGCGATCGCCCGCGCGGTCCATCGCCCACACGATGCGGCCCATCGCATCGTCGAATACGAAGCCGCGCGCGGTAACGCGCCCCGTGCTTCGATCCTCGTCCCACGCAGACCAGACTTCGCCCGGCCCGCCATTCGTCGACTCGCTTCGCATTTTCAGCGCCCAAATGCAAAAAGCCCCGAGGGCTTTCGCACTCAGGGCTTCAGGTGAATTCTAAATTTAACTGTCCGCTAACCTTATCCACTCATTGGGCTGCAATGGTCCTCCGACATCAATCTTCTTAAGTGATAGGCGGCCGTGATAAAAAACCAATATTACAGTAACGAGACTAGCGATAAACCGTTTACGTAACTCCGGCACATGCGGCTGCGTCGCCAATGCCCGCATCATCATATGAAAATCAGAGCCACGCCCTGCCCATGCGGCTATACATCCTACTCTTTCACGATGATCAGCCAGCGATAGATCAGGCTCAGTAGCATTATGCGCAAAGTCATTCCGGATTCTACGAATCGTTTGCAGTACGGACGCAAATTCGGCATCTATGATTCCAAGTCGTTGTGCAAGCGAGATTTTCGCACCAAAGGAAGACAAAGCATTCCCCTGATCGAAAAGCTGATCACGCGTTCCTCCCGGCGGGAACAACACATGTTTAATCAGATCCTCAAGGTCTGCATCGACTTTCGCGGCTCCAAGTACAACGACCGCACGCTCACTTTCACGAAGCAGCGCATCCAGTAATGCTGCTTCCTTATCTGAAATCGGCTCGTCCCGCGATCCGCCAGCCATTCGCTCACCTATTTCAAGCAAACGATAAGAATCCCTGATGGGAATTGTGCTCAGACCTTCACACTCAGAAATTTACGGACGAGCGCCCCCACACGACCTAACGGGCTCCACTGTTTGTTCTTATGTCCCGAGAGGTTTGCACGACTAACGCGCGGTGCCAGCGATCATCCAGTGACGCGGTAAAGGATGACCGAAGTTTACGGCATTCACTCTTGAAATGGAAGTCGTTTCATTCTCGCAATTGCCGACGCATCGTATCGAACACCGACCCATTCACGTTATCGAGAAGCGCAAGCATGTCATGAAAGCGTCGCGACCAGTGACGTCGATACTCATCAAGCGGAATGCCGAGCGCCTGCGCACGCGCTGCCTCGTCGATCGGTCGACGCCCCGATCCCGCGCAGTCGGGGCAGATGTACCGCCCGCCTGTCCGCACGACGCCGCGACCTTCGCAACGCACGCACTGATCGTTGACCCACTCATCGAGCAAGCGAAGCGCGAAACGCTCAACGATATCCACCTTCGCCCGTTCGACGGAATGTCCCGCGCGTTGATCGCGGCGCTCGTTGTGCTTCAGACCAGTAAACCGCGAGCGCTTGAATCGCCCCGACGTGCGAATCATCTGCGCGAGCAGCAGCGTCGCGTGCCGAATCGATTCCCGCGTCACTTGCTGTCCGGCTTTGATGCGGAAAAGCGAGCGACCGAGATCGTTCGCAAAGGCGAGCGCGCCCAAAGTAACTTTCGGATCGGCAATCGGGTCGGTGAACTGACCACGCACGCTCATCGCGATTCCCGCCCGCTCCATCAGATCCATCATCGCTTTCTCCTTATCGTCCTAATGTCCCAATGTCCCAAGGGAAAAGGCTTGCAGGGGCGCGCGCGCCTGCGACATGCGCCGCTCACGTCGCGCATGTCGCGCGCCCGCACCCGCACACGAAGCCGCGCTTTGGGACGTTGGGACACGGGACGTCCACGGCGCGCCAAAGCGGGCAACGCGGCGCGCCGCGAACAACATCGCGGCGCGCCGAACGCGATCAAAGCGGGCTGTCGTCATCGCCTGCCGCGACCGCCTCAAGCGCCGCTTCCGGCTCCTGCTCCTCGCGCACGTAGTACCAGCCACGCGAGCCCGTCGATTCGCGCTTGCGCACCCATCCGAGGGATTTCAACGCCTTGCCGATGCGGCGCTGCTCGGCGAGCGTCCATTTCGACGTGTCGAGCTTCAGGATGTCTGCGAGGATCTCTTCCATCGTCGTGCGCGACACGTATTCCAGCGCCTTCGCGATCTTGTCCTCATAGACGTCGCCTTCGTACCGCTCGGCCTGCTCGATCTCGAACAGCGGGCGCTCCTGCTCCGTCACGTGCCACACAACGCCCGAGCGGTACAGGTGGACGGCCTCGGCCCACAACTGATCACGCACGCGCGCGATGCCATCGATATCGACCAAGCCGCCCACGCGCAACGGCCAGTAACGCCGGTTGCCCGACTCGTCCTTGAGGTACGTATCGAAGTTGACGGACCCTGCGAAAACGCACTGACGCGGCACGTCGGTCGCGCGCTTCCCGTAGAAGTTCCGGAACCGGTCGACAGCCGTCGCGAAGAAGCTCTTGACCGCCGACGAATCCGCTTTGTTCAGCGAATCCAGCTCGGCCAGCTCGATCACCCACTTGCCCGCCATCACCGCGTAGGTGTCCTTGTTGCCGATCTGGATCGGCGTGTCGGTGAACCATTGCGCGCCGGCCAACACCTTGAGCGCCGTCGACTTGCGTGCGCCCTGCTTGCCTTCGAGGATCAGCACGTTATCGACCTTGCAGCCTGGCTGCATCACGCGCGCGACGGCCGCGATCATCCATTTCATGAAGGCCAGTTGCACATACTCGCTGTCGGCCACGCGCAGATACGTCGACGGCATCGAGGGCACGCGCGGCACGCCATCCCATTCCAGCCCCTCCAGGTACTCGCGAACGTCGTGAAAATGCGTCGTGTCCGCGACCAGCAGCACCGCGTTCATCACGATATCCGTGCGCACCGAAATGCCGTACCGTTGCGACAACCAGAGCGCGCAGCGCTGATCGTCCATGTCCGACCATTCGCCCGCAGCGCCCTGCGGGAACGGCGGTGCCTTGCGCTTCATCACGCGACCGCCGAAATCGTCCTGCTCGATCACGCCCCGCCATGCTTTGTGATTCGAGAGGATCAGGTGGACATTGCCGAGCGTCGGCAGCAACGTGCCCTTGTCCGAGCGCGCGAGATCCTGCTCCCACGTGTGCGCGCCGTTCTCAGCTTCGCGCCCGTCCCACTCCGCCTCTGCTGCGGCAGCGGACGTCGCGGCCGGCGTCGACCGCTCGGTAGCGACGGCGGCCGGGTGAACGTCTTCGTTTGCTGGCGCGAGGACCGACAGGATCGCCGCCTGCACCTGCCGCGTGACAGCCTCCAACCCTTCCTCGACGTGCAGATCGTTGAAGTCCGTGAGCTTGCGCTCGCCGCGATCGGCGAACGTCGGATAGATGACGCTGATGCCGTCGACCTCGGCAGCCGCTTCGTATGCCCGTTTCAGGCCGGCGTTCTCGAAGCGCTTGCGCCGCTGCGGCAGGACGTCGTTGCCGTACGTCACCTCGACGTAGGCCGCGCCGTTGTCGTCGACGCGACGATGCGCGGCAACCATGTACCACGTCTTCTTAGCCTCGATCCGGATCGGCGCAGCCTCGAACGGCAACTCGCCCCGAAAGTCGAACTCCTCCGCAAGCCAGTCGCGCATCCGCTGCTCGATCTTCCAGTCGTCGTCCGCGCAGATCAGCACGTGCGCGTTCCGATGCGCGCCGCGCAGATAGCGGGCGGTCGACAGGATCCCGCCCGCATCGAAGCAGACGCAAAGCGCAAATGCTTCGGCCGTCGCCATGCGCACCGAGCGGCCGGTCGCATAGCCTTCGGCGATCATCACGAGCTGATCGTCCGGCTTCACTTCGCCGAGCAGGTAGGCCGCGCCCTTCTTCTCCATGCCTTTGTTGAAGCGTTTCGCGCCTTCCGGTGTGATCTTCTGAAGCCCCACGAGCCGCGCTTCGTCCCCGTACTGATACATCGGCACGAAGATCGTGCCGTCCGAATCGAACCGCACGCCTTCGGCCGTCACCTGCTTGCGTTCCAGATAGGCCGACGCGCCTTGCTCACTCGCGCGCGCCCATTGGTCGCAAGCGCGGTTCGCAGCCATTCGCGCCGCACGCGCCGCGCGTTCCGCTTCCGCCTGCTCGGCGGCCTCTTGGCGGCGACGCGTCTCCGCGAGCGCTTCTTCGCTCAGCGGCGCACCGTTCCACTGAAATCGCTCCGTGCCCGGATCATCGCCGGAGAAGTGACCGAACGTGCCCGTATAGCCGATCACCGCGCCCTTGCTGACGACTTCGCGCAACTGATACCAGTATTTCTTGCGCGGGCCGTAGCGATGATGCTTGCCGTCCGCGACCGGATGACCGGACGGCAGTTCCGGATGATCGGCGTTACGGAGCTGCTGGACGATTTGATCGAGCGTCGACATAGAATATTCACCTCTTGAAAGCAATCCCTCGCGCGCGCGAATCCGAACGCACGGCGAGGGGAAAGAAATGGGAAAGAAGATGCGATGCAGCGAACGCAAAGCAACTTGGCTTGCGTCGCTACAGCGTTTTGAGCCACGCTTGCAACTGGCGAAGCTTGTCGGCCTCGCGGCCGTTCGCCGCCTGCTGTTCCTCGATCACGAGCGCGGCGGTTTCGATCTCGACGGCGATTTCGCGTATCGATTCCACGGTCGCTGCCAGACGATTCGCGATACCCGACAGCAGATCGATCGGCGACGCGCTGCTATCGCGCATGCCCGGCGCTTCACTCGCGGGCGCACGAGCTTCCGGCTCTGCCTCGTCGCCCGTATCGGCCGCGACGCCACAGGTCGCGAGCCGGACACGCCGAAATTCGCCGCGCGTCACCTCGCGGACAAGCCCCGCATCCTTCAATCGCGCGAGGCAGTTGTCAGCGGTTCGCGCATCGATCTGCGCTTTGGTCGTCGCCTTCACCTGCGCCACGATTTGCTTGGTCGTCCATGCCTCTTGAATCGGCACGAACTCGAAGACCTTCTGCGCGACGGACGGCATGCCACGCAGAATGGATTGCTGACGGCCGGGGTTCACGCCTGCCCCCGCCGCTTTGAGACCGTCGAAATACCCTTTTGCATAAACCCTCCTATATGCGTTGTGATCCTTTTCCACCGCTGTCCCCCCTCCATCACCGCGCGCCCGAGGCGTTCATGCCGACCAGCTCGGCCATGCGACGATCGTGCGCCAACTGGTGCGAGTAGCTACGCCACCGCGCGCGGCCAGCGATGTAGGTCTGTTGCCCGGACGGCGAGCGCCGGTAGTGGGATGCTCGGCGACGCATGCCGCCGCTCGTGCTGTTCATATTCACTTCGTGTCTCCAGCGCCAACTTCCTTTCAACCCCTCACCAACGGAGCACTCATGGAACCGCTATCGATAATTGCGACCGTAATTTCGACGCTTGAGTCGGCACTCAACCTGCGCGAGAAAGCCGTAAAGGCGCGCGATGATCGAGCCGTGGTATCGCAAATACTGGTCTGGCTCAGAGATGCTGAGGTCACGCGGCAGGCTGCACTTGAACTTGAGGAGAAAGTGAGATCGCTCATGAACGAGAACGATGCACTTAAGAAGCAAGTTTGCGAACTTGAGACACGAACGAGAGACCTTGCACGCTACCGTCTGCACAAATTTCCCGACGCCGGGATCGTTTACAAACTCTCTGAAGATCCAAATAGCGAGACCAGTGACATTCCCCACTACATTTGCCAGCCCTGCGCTGACAATCGACATCAGAAATACGCGCTCCAGACGGTTGGAAAGCAAGGTCATGTCTATTTGCAATGTCCAGAATGCAAGACGTATTACGCGACGGGCGACACGTACGCAGTCGCGCCACGTCGGGTCGGACCAAGTCGGTATATGCATATCAAACGGTGATTTCATCATCACATCCTCGAAGTCAGGTTATTTGCCACGCAGGCGTCGCCACTCGGCCGACATCAACTCGTCGAAGACCGCAAGATCCGCAGCACTGAGACGGCCTGCGATCTGATTGCGGAACGTGTGGCGCTCGGTCTTAGTCGGCAGCGCCGCGCAGGACAACGCGGCGCGTTCGATGAAGAGCGCGACGCGATCGGGAAAGGTCGTGATAAGGGAGACGAACAGCCTGCCAGCCTGCTCAGGGGCAGTTTCGAACCGGTACGCGAGCGCAGCGACGCCGCAAGCAATCTGATTCGGGCGATCGCAACACAGCTGCACCTGCTCGCGCGCGACGCGGCAGCACCCCATGTCGGGCATGAATCGCTGCATGTCAGCCACGCCGCCGCGCGGCAAGGTTGCGAGCGGCATGGATCAGGCGTTGGAACAGACGCTGCCCCTTGCGGCCGGTCGCGATGATCTGCTCGGCTTCGCGATCGTCGATTCGCTGATCTTCGAGCGCGCGAGTCACGTCGTCGGCGACCTTCCCCACATGCGCTTGCAAGCGGAGCGTCGTCGTCACGAGATGCATCGTGCCCGGCTCGTGGCCGTCAGCCGCGTGGTGATCGTCAACGCGCTCGGCGACCAGCCCGAAACGGGCGTTGAGCGCATGCAATGCATCGAGCGCGTGCGCCTCGGCTTCGCTCTTCTCCTGCATCCACTCGATCAGCAACTCGAACATCTCCATCGAGAGGCGGCTATCGCCGACGCCGCGCAGGCGTAGGCGAAGCGACTCCGGCGTGATGCCCTTACCCCGGCGGTTCGTCAGGTGATTGGCGGCGTCGGCTACGCCGCCGGGAGTGTTGCGGACGGACGTGTAGAGCACGTCGAGCCATTCTGTACTGTCGTATCGGCAGGTCATTGAACTATTGGTGGATACTCGTTTTCAATCTTTTGCAGCCGGAGGGCGGGACGTACGATTCGCTCTGCCGCCGTAATCGACGGATCGGATCACTTGGCCGCGGAATTGCAGTACCTCTGTTCGGCCGACCGCGTGCCAAGACAGTCGAGAAGCGCTTGAACGGTCGACACGCGCGGGTCAGAGACCACCCGTCCACCGATCTTCGCGAGCGTTTGATAGGGCACGCCGCTTTGCTTCGCAATTGCCGGCCAATCCCCCTTTGCTGCATCGAGCTGACGCAGCACGGCTGCAAGAATCGGCTCGCTTCCGGTCTCCATGACGCCCTCCAAACACAATGGCAAGCCACGAGTTTATCCATTTATGGAATTTCATTCAACCGATGAGCAGGGCAAACCATCCGCTAATGGGTATCCAAATTCGGCAAGATGTCGGCATGAAAACGCCACCCACGAAGTCATCGCTTCGAATGATCTTGGCCCGCAAGCTGCGGTGGTACATGGATCACTACCCGCACGTGGACAAGCAAGAAAAGGTTGCCAAGCGTGCCAGCATTTCCCAAAGCTCGGTCAATCGAGTCCTGTCCGGGAAGGTAGATACGCAGATGCGGGTTGTAGAATCGCTCGCTAACGCCATCGGCATATCGCCAACCGATCTGCTGATCGACGACGAGAACGATGCGTCGGTAATTCACTACGATCGTGTGCGCTACGCCCAACTCCCCGAGGCGGAGAAGAAGGCAATCGAGCGATACATTGAATTTGTTCTGAGTCAGGCCGCCGCTACAACCGTCGAGGAAGACGGATCGACGACCATCGACGAAGTCATTCCGACCTCACCGGAATCGAAGAAGCGCGCAGCAACCGCCGCTCAACGCCCATTATCGAATGAATTGTTGAGCGATGACCACAACCACAAAACCCGCATCCGAGGGACCAGAACGCGCAGCCGATAACGTCTACGAACTCCCCACGATACGAAGACGCACCCGGCAGACTGCCATTCGCGCATTCCTGCATGATTTAATAGCCCGCCACGATCGATCGCCGGCGGTCGCTGCCGCCGCCGTACTATTACGCGAGGACGGCACAATATCCATCTCAGCCAAAGGCATGGACGCGGACACGGCAGAGGATGTCTTGGCCGGCGTGCGCCAGCTAGCCGAGCGCATCGAATACGCCCGAAATCAACACCTACATCGGTTCGTCCGCCAACGCGGAACCGCCAGCATCCTCGCGACTGCGACGATCGGACTTGCAGCCGCAGCATACCTAAACACCTCAGCATGGCTTGATGCGGCACTAGTCCTTACGTGCCACGCCGCAACACTACTGTTTACCCCACGGAAACCTCGATAGTACGAACCCCGCTGCCAAACCCGGCGGGGATTATTTGAGGACAATTATCCGTATATGGATTGACAGAGGATTTTCCATTAATGGATACTCCGGCTGTCGCGTCGTACGACGCTCAACCGGAGATTCACCCCATGAAACCGATCGATCTTCACGCTGAGGCCCGCCGGAACTGGCTTCGCAACGAGCAAACACCCCGCGTTACACCTTCCGAACCCGCGCGCCAAAGCAACTTGGAAAAGTCGCTGCTGTTCAAGTGCGTCTTTGCCGCAGCCGCCTTGATCATCGCAGCGAACGTGCTGGATAGCGGCCCCGTCGCTGACAAGCCCGCCACCTTCCACGCCAACGTCTGACGCTCACGCGCCGAGGACGGCTTGCGCACTCGGCGTAAAGGAGATGATGAAGCCATGCACAGAATCAACGCAGCCCAGCACGCGGGCATCCCGCGCCGGGACACGCTGTCACCCCGGACCGTCGCCCGTTACGAACGCGATCGCCAGCTTCCAACGTCGCCGATCCTCGTCGGCAAGCATGTCGTCATGCGCCGGCCACTCGTGGACGGCGTCTATATCGAGTACCTGATCATGGACGGCAACACCATTGCCGCGAAGCAGATCTCGATTCCAGACGAACCCACGTGTGCGGACGCGATTAAGCGCCTTCGCGCCGCGACACACGCCGAGCCGGAAAAGCACTCCTGCCCGAAGAAGCCGCGCGCGTTCAGGATCAGGGAGGCATCATGATCGACAACGCCCTCCCGAATGCGGCTCCGCGCAGACTCAACCCGTTCGTCGACCTCACGCCCGCTCAACGGGCCGACTTGACGGCTCGAATCCTGACCGTGTTCAGGCACGCCACGCACGCGATGACGTCCGACGAGGTCTGCACGACCCACTTCGGCGACATGCCGGGCGCGGCTGCGCAATGCATCGACAAGCTCGCGCGGGGCGGATGGCTGCGCCGCCAACCGCGCCCGCACGACCTTCGTTTCCTTTACTGGCTTACGGGATCGGATGCGGCCCCGCCGTTGTCGGTTCCCTGCAAGCAGGCAGACGGCACTTATTCGAGCGACGTCGACGGCATACTCGCCCCTCGGCATGCGAGCCGGTCGGCCGTTCCCGCCGGATCTGCATATACGCGTCCCGAACTCCACACGATCGTCACGCGAGACGCGGAACGTCACGTCGCCGTCTCGTTCCCGCATCTCCACTCGCTTGAGATTACTGCCGACTCGCTGCTTCGGTCGGATACCCGAACGTTGCGATTCCTGCGCCTGTTCCGTCAGAGCATCGACCTTGAAGTATCTCGACTCGAACTGATGATTCAGAACCGGAGGACCGTGTGAAGCGCATTACGACCTACAAGCATCCGACGTCGTACAACGCGATCGTCGCTCACGCGAATGCCGTTCACGCACGTCGCCTCGCTCAACTCAAGAAGGCCGAGAAGCACATCCGAGCCATCGAGCGCGACCTTACGTTGGTCGCTGAAGCCGGAGTTCACGTTGCCGTTGACGGCTATTCGATGTACCTCGAAGACTGCCGCGCCCCGAGCGAGTACCACTACAGCGGCCGGGCAAAATGGGCGCTCCGACTTCGTGCGGGGATTTTCAGCGAGACGGCCGATCGCGCGGCCCGTGCATTTCTCGCGCTCGGCTGGAACGTCGAGCGCATTGATATCGCTCCGAGTCGCACGAATCTCCTGCTTCGACGGCCGAAGACGCAGTCTCGCCTGATCCTCGAATGCTCGATGGAACTGGCTCAAAGTCTCCAACCGCAGGAGGCCGAGTAATGGATGCCCGCACCCAATCGCTCGCGCTCGTCGAGCCGATCGTCACCGGCAATGCGAAGGCCGCTGCCGCCGCTGCGGGCGCGACGTCGGCGGATCTCTGGATGGTGCCGTACGAACAGCTCCACTACGATCCACGCGACAACGTGCGCCCCGTCGATCAACAGTGGGTGTCGCACCTCACCGCGCTGATGATCGCCAACGGCTACGACAAGAGTCAGCCGCTCCATTGCTACGTTCGGAAAGTCGACGGAAAGGACCTGATCTACGTCTACAAGGGGCAACACCGCTACCTCTCCGCTGGCAACGCAATCCGTGCGGGAAAGGACCTCGGCAAGATCCCGGTCGTCGTGCGCGATGCGAAGACGGTTGAACGCGCCGAGATGGTGATCGACGGCTACCTTAGCAACGAAAGCAAGCGCGCGTCTCCGCTCGACCTCGCGACGGCCGTCGCGGAACTGCGTGACGTACACGGCTTCGATACGAAGACGATCTGCGCGCGCCTGAACATTACCGATCAAACCATTCGCGACGTCGGCCTGCTTGAGAACGCGCCGGCGGAGATTCACCAGTTCGTCCGTGACGGCTCCATCTCCGGCACGCTCGTGATCGAGCAGATACGACGGCACGGCGCGGAACGGGCGCTGGAGCGGATCGTCGCAGGCCTGTCGAAAGCGAAAGACGCTGGCAAGACGAAGGCCACGAAACAACATCTCCACGCGGCGTCGCGCAAGAGCTTCGCGGCGACGACCGCAGCCGCCGAGCCGCAACGGAAGATGGGCGAACAGCACGCAAAGCAACTTTTGCGAGCGCTCCAAGGCGTATTGCACGATCCGTGCTTCGGCAAGTTGTCGCCGGGAACGATCGAAGGCGTACATCGCGCGTTGACGGGCCTCGAAGATCTGCTCGATGCCGTGCCGACGCGTCGCTCGAAGTATCCGATCGCCAAGGCAAACGAGCACGGCGTGTACGAGCCATCTGAAATCCTGTCCGCGCCCATCTCAAAGAGCACCGGGCGCACGCCCGTCGAGATTCGGCTCGCACAGATCGCCGAGGGCGATTGGGAGTTCGGTTTCTCGTACGCCTTGAACAGCGCGGGCGGATCGTCGCCATGCAAGCGCATCGACGGCGAATCCCCCGGCCGGTACAGGACGCGCGTCGAAGCGATCCGGGCTGCGGTTCAGGTGCTCACTCGCACCCTCGAAAGCACTAGCGCTTCGAAGGCGAAGGAAATGGCAGGCGTTTGGCGGTGGCTCGACAAGCTGTTCACGACGTCGGACCCGGACTGGACGCCCGAACTGGCACAGGAGGCAGCCAAATGACCCTGCGCCCGGCCCTTTCTACCCCACGTCCGCTGCCGCGAAAGCGGGAACGCGCGGACAAGCGCCCGGCTATCACACTGGCGAGCGTCAACGGCAATGCTGTTTCAAAGCGCATGCGCGGGCTTGCGCCCGCAAAGGCAATCCAGAAGAACGAAACGCCGCGTACGCGGCGAAAAGCAATCCAGAGAAACGAAGCCCCTGCGGATGCCCGCAGGGGCATGCACGCACGCCTCGACGCGCTTTGCATCGAGATCCGCGCCCTTGTGAGCGGCGTCTCGCACTCGGCCGACATCGTGCTGCTCGACCTGATGGCCGACGATGCCGGCAGCTACGCACGGCACAAAGCGGCGCAGGACGCTCGCACGTGGGCCGCAGCCGCCGGCGTCACGCTCGAAACGGGTTTGATGCAGCTCGGCCGGGCGATACCACGCGATCAGAATTGAGGATGACCATGAACGACAAACAGAACACCGCACCGAACTGGTTGCAGGAAGGCGATCTGCTCTATCGCCTCACGATCGACACGCACCAGCAAAACCATGATGAGATCTATGTCACGCTGGCCGAAGGATCGCGTGATATGCGGGCACGAGCTGCGCGCGCGGCAGAGCTTCGCGAAGCTCTGAACGAATTCGCACCTGATCGGCCGACCTACAGCACGTCGCCCGATGCGCTCATGAGGCTTCGACGCCTCATTGCCGCCAATGAGTACGCGATCTCGTTTCAGACGATGCAGCAGTATCGGACCGCTTTACTCAAGGCCATCGACAGCGAGACGCCCACTTTCATCAATCGGACCCCGATGACGCGCGCGCAACATGAGGCTATCGAGTTTGCACTCGGTGCATGTGCGGGTCATCCAGCCGGCGAGTTGCACGTCGCCGCACTGGAATCGCTTCTCACCGATAGCGGCGAATTGTGCGCCCAGACAACGCTAACCGCAGCCGAACTCGAACACCCCGATCGTGCCGCCCCGCGAGCAGGAGAATGCCGATGAGCGAGGCAGAACTGATCGAGCGTCTCATCCAAGAACTCGACAAGCGGATCAAGCCAGCGATTCCACTGGAAATCGCATTGTGGTCGACAAAGGAGATCGGCGTATACCTTCAGCGGCCCGCGCAGGTTGTACGCGAGCGCATCGCCACCCTCCCCGGCTTCCCGGAAGCTATCCGCTTGCCGAGCTGCGATGGCGGCCGCGGCTTCCCGCGCTGGAAAGCCGCAGAAGTGGTCGCATGGGTTGAGTCACATCAGGGCGGTACGCGCGCGCGCGGTGGTCGGCCGCGCAAACCGGACTAACCGATACGCGCCGCGATATCAGCGGCCGTCTCGTTGTAGTAGGTCAGTAGTTCATTCAAGTTCGTGTGCCCCGTCATGCGGGCGAGATCTAGCGGTTGCAGCTTCTTTGCCAGCCGCGTAATCGCCTCATGGCGGGTATCATGAAACGTCAGCCGACTTTCCGCCGATTGTTTCTCGAAAGCCTTATCCCGCGCCTTGCGGAATAGTGCATCCCGGCTTTTATCAGTGAGCCCAAACAACGGCGCACCATCCTCGACCTTCGGCAGCATGCCAAGCAATTCCACCGCACGCGTCGACAATGCTACGCTCCGGGCACTGCCGTTCTTCGTTAATGGCAGACGCGCAACCCGCAACTCAAGGTCGACTGTCTGACTCGTTAGCCCAATAATCTCCCCCGAGCGCATGGCGGTTTCAATTGCAAACAAGAACGCAACGGCAACGCGCTGCGATGCGAACCGTACTGGCATGCCATCCTGAAATCCAAGCGCAAGTGTCATCGCGTCAATTTCGGTCTGAGAGATAAGGCGTTCGCGGCCGGGCCCAGGCGTTGGTCGCTTGATCTCCTTCATGGGTGACGAGGCAAGCCAGCCCCATTCTTTGCGCGCAGTGTCGAGCGCATGAGACAACAGGGTCATCTCACGATTGACGCTTGCCGGCGATACTTCCTTCAAGCGCTCATCACGCCATGCAGCGATGTGCGCAGGCTTCAGATCGGCGAGGCGAATTTCGGCGAAGGGCCGTCCATTGATTTTTTTTCGGCCGATCAGAGCGAGGCGAAGGCGCTCCCACCGCTCGCCACGCTTTTTAGAACTTACCTTGTCTCGGTACTCGGCAAGCACGTCACCAACCGTATGGGTCTTGCTGCCTTGCCCGGTCGCGATCGACCTCAATTCAGTCTCGCGCTTAAGCGCCCAAGCCTGCGCCTCGGCCTTGGTGTCACGAACGGCCGAATCCCGTACGCCCTTGACGTAGACCTCCGCGCGCCAGCCACCGGCCGCTGTCTTCCTGAACGACGCCAT